AAGGTTTATCAGATAGCAGCGGACAACCTGGTCCGGTTAAAGGACGAAATTTACCGTGTTTGCTATCTGATGAACCAAGCCGGGGGGGCGAGCGCCGGGGACGTGCAGATGAGCGCACTCAGCAAACAGAGAGACTTCAGCGTGACGCAGGAGGTGCTGCGGGCATACGGGGACATGGTGAAGGACACGATGAAGCAAGTGCTGTGGGCGATCGCGGAGGCGCGGCAGGACGAGGTATCGATCGATGTATCGGGGATGGACGAATTCGACATCGGCGATTTCAGCAACGAACTGGACGACGCCAAGAAGCTGCTGGACCTGGGGATCGCGTCGGAGACGCTGAAGAAACAGATATTCAAGAAGCTGGCGTTCAAGTACCTGTGCGACGCGCGACAGGAGATCAAGAACCGAGTGGCGGAGGAGATCGAGGCGGGGTAGGAGTGCCGGATTGAGGAAGTCGATGCAAGGGAAGCAGTCGATTCCCCGCAGAGACGCAGAGGCGCGGAGATAAGCGCCGAGAGGACAACGAAGAACGACAGACGACAAAACCGATCGTCTGTCCCACCCACTAAAAGATAGCAAGCAAGGGAATGGGAGGTATATGGAAGGCATCGACATACAAGCGATCGTACGGCAAGCGGTACAGGAATTCGTGAACAACGAACAGGCGAAGACGGAGCCGGCGCACAAGGCAGAGCTGCAGGAGGAGCGGAAGCGCCGGGAGCAACTGGAGCGCCGGTTGAACGAACTGGTGGAGGAGAACAAGCGCAGCCGCAAGATGGCGGCGGAAGCGGAGCGGAGCTCGACGGTGCGGGCTGAACTGCAGCGCCTGGGAGTGGCGAAGGTGGATCTGGCGTTCCGAGCGGTACAGGACGGGATCGTGCGGACCGAGGACGGGCGGCTAGTAGCCCGTAGCGAGGCCGGCGAAACGACGTTGAAGGAATACCTGAGCGCTTTTGTGAACGAGAATCCGGAATTTCTCCCGGCGCGGATTGCCGGGGGCACAGGGATGACGGCGACCTTGAAAGCACCGGTGGCAGGCCGGGATGCGGTGGACCTGGAGCGGATACGGCCGGGGATGAGCGCCGAGGAAATGCAGCGGGTACGAGAAGAAATCGTGCGCGTGGCGTCGCAGACCATGAAGGGGCTGTGAATGGGCCCATGGCGGGGCAGGAATGCCGGCGTTGTGGGTGTAGAGAAGAAACGAACGATTTGAGGGAGAGAACGAATGGCAGCAATTACTTCGAGTAACGTCGCGAATGCGATTGTCAAGCTGGTGGCGGTGGACGCATTGCCGGTGCTGGTGGGGAACCTCGTGATGGGGAACCTGGTGAATCGCGATTACGAGCCGGTGTTGGCGCAAGCCGGCGACACGGTAAACGTGCCGATTCCGCCGACGATGGTGGCCAACAACATCGCCGAGGGCGGGACGGTACAGACGCAGAATCCGAGTCTGGGGAACGCGCAGATCGTGCTGAACACGCACGCGGAAGCGACGTTCCTGATACCGGATGTGACCAAGGTGCTGGCGGTGCCGGATCTGCTGAAGATCTACATGGAGCCGGCAGTAGCGGCGATCGCGCAGAAGATCGAAAGCGATCTACTGGCATTGTACGCGGGGTTCACGGCGAACCTTCCGGTGGGGACGGCGGGGACGCCGATCACGGAAGCCATCATCGACGCGGCGGAGACGGCGCTGTTTTTGGCGAAGGTGCCGCCGAGCGATCAGAAGTTCATGGTGGTAGACGCGGCGACGTACTCGGCGTGGCGGCAGATTCCGCGGTTCAGCGAATTCCAGACGGCGGGCGACGCGGGGCTGCGGACGCTGATCGACGGCAGCGTGGGGAAGATCAAGGACTTCTTCGTATTCCGGTCGCAGTACGTGCAAAAGACGGGCAGCAGTCCGGTGACGACGCACAATTTGGCGTTCACGAAGAGCGCCTTGGGCCTGGTGGTGCGGCGGTTGCCGCAGCCGCTTCCGGGGACTGGCGCGATCGCGGAGTACGCGGAGTTGGGCAACTTCGGGATGCGGGTGGTGATGAGCTATCAGCCGAACACGCTGGCGCAGCAGTTCACGGTGGACGTGCTGTACGGGTGCGGAGTGCTGCGGAACTCGTCAGGTGTGCAGGTGAACACCTAGCCGTGAGACGGCATCCCGTCCCTGAGGGTGGGGCGGGATGCCGGTGCTCAAGGGGAGCGGAAGAGGCATAAGAGTCCGAGCTTTGCTCGGATTGGCAAGCTGAAGCAAAGCAGTCCGAGCTTCGCTCGGATGCGCCGGCTGAAAAGCCGGCGGCAGCCAGGATTGGCTGCCCCACAAGGTGGCAGTGCACAAGACAAAGGAGGAAAGGAAGACACATGGATTTACAAGTGTATTACCAGAAGATTCGCGAGACGGAAACGAGTATTGCGGATGCGTTTCCGCTAGTGGTGAGCATGGAGACGGCGGACGGGGGCAAGGGCGGGACGAAGACCGAGGTGGCGCGCCGGCTGGCCGCCAAGCTGCTGGTGGAGGGGATGGTCCGGCTGGCATCGAAGGACGAGGTAAAGGCGTATCGCGAGGCTTTAGGGGAGGCCAAGCGAGTGGCGGAGCGGGAGGTGGCGGCGGCGCGGCTCCAGTTGACGGTGTTATCCACCACGGAGCTGGACCGGCTGCGGAGCGAGGCGCGGAAAACGAAAGAGTAGGCGGCACACGATGGCATTGTTCACGGACTGCGCGGTAACGAGCATCGAAGATCTGAGAGGGCACGACACGCAGCTACTCAATGTTGCCACGGTCGAGGGTATCGACGTGACTGAGAAGCTGGCGATGGCACATGAGGAGTTGTCGATTGAGGTGGCGGCAATGCTGGGCCGGCTGGGGCAGGCTGGGCAACTGAGCGCGCCGCTGGTGGAGCAGGTGGTGATGACGCCGCCGCTCAAGCTGTGGCATGTTTTCCGGACGCTGGAAATGGTATACGGGGACGCGTACAACAGTCAACTGAACGACCGGTATGGGGGGAAGCGGGACGAATACCGCGCGAGGGTGAAGTGGGCGTACAACCAGGCGATCCTGAGCGGGCTGGGGATCGCGACGGACCCGGTGAAGCAGGCGGCGACACCGGTGGTACTGGCATCAGCCGGCGGCCTGACGGACGGGGCCTACTACGTCGCCGTCGCGTGGACGAATGCGGCGACTGAAGAGGGGGCTAGTTCGGTGCCGGCAATGATCGAGGTATCGGGCAGCTCCTTCTTAGTAGAGACGAGCGCGCCGCCGAGGGTCACGGGATGGAACGTTTACAGCGGAACGAGCCTGGCGACGATGACGATCCAGAACCCGCAGATTTTGGCACCGGGGCAGCCGTGGCTGCAGCCGGACACATTGTCTACAACGGGGCGACTGGCAGGCAGCGGGCAAGGGCCGAGCTACTGGGTGTCAGTGCCGCGGACGATACAGAGGGGCTGATGACAAGCAAAATTGGAAGCGCGGCGACCGGGAAGGTACTCGAGCGGATCACGGGGCCGAGCGGAGTGAATGCCGGCCTGGGGGCGGTGACAGAAGGGGAACCGCAGTTGGCGAGGCTGGTGGACACTTCGCAGATACGCGCGCAGAACGTGGCGGCGCAAATGGCGGAGCATGCGCTGGGCGTGAAGTATCCAGCGGTGAGCGTGTACTGCGAAAAGATCGTAAACGATCTGCGGCAAAAGTTCCAGACATTCTCGGGGCAGGTGGAGATGGCGATCGAGGTACGGCAGTCGCAGGACAGGTTGGAGGGGATTGAGGACAGCCTGGAACTGTATGTGGATGCGGCGATGCGGATGCTGGACGGAAGCCGGGGCGATTGGGGCGACGGGATGTACTACGGCGGCGGATACGAGGTGGCGTTCGGAGCGGTGAAGCAGGGCGGGAAGAATTTCATACAGGTGGCAAAAGTCACTTTTCAGATCGGAGTGAACAGGAACTAGCATGTCAACTTATATTTCCTCCAACGCGAATCGATTCTACACGGCGCTGGAGAGTGGGTATGGAAGCGTAGGATCGATCACAGCCGCGAGCCGGATTCCGGCGGTGAAGCTGGGGATCCAACAGACGGTGGTAGCAGGGACGCGGCGCGACAAGACGGGGAGCCGGACGTTCGCGGGTGTGCCGGCCGGAGTGAGGCGGCGCACGGATTTCACACTGCAAACGTACTTGACGAGTTGGGATAAGGCGACGGCAGGGCCGGGATACGGTCCGCTATTCGAGGCGACGATGGGCGGGAGTCCGGCGGGATTCGGGGGCGGGACGGTGGCGTCGAGCACGGCGGCGGGGCGGCTGGGATTCAGCACGGCGCACGGGCTGGTATCGGGGCAGGCAGTGTGCTCCGCGGGCGAAATCCGGTTTGTAGCGGCGATTGTGGATGCGCGGACGGTACAGCTAAATGCGCCATTTCTGGTACTGCCCGCGGTGGGAGCGGCGATCGGGGCGACGGTGACCTACGGTCCGGCGACGGAGTTGAAGAGCGTGAGCATTTTCGATTACTGGAGTCCGGCGACGGCGGTTCAGCGGCTGCTATGCGGAGCCGGAGTGGACCAGATGGACATCCTGGTGAACGGGGATTACCACGAATTCCACTTCAGCGGGATTGCGAAGGACTTACTGGATAGCGCGAGCTTCGAGGCGGGCGCGGCGCAACTGCAAAGCTTTCCGGCGGAGCCGGCGGTGGCGGAGTTCGACTACTCGATTGTGCCGGGGAACATGGGGCAGGCGTGGTTGGGGACGGGGCCCTCGAAGTTCTGCACGATCACGGCGGCGACGATCACGGTGAAGAACGCACTGGACACGCGGGACCGGGAATACGGAGTGAGCGGGGCGTGCTCCGGGG